AAATAAGTCCAATTATGGACTTCTGTCCTGACTGATCGTACCGACCATGTCCTCGCAGGCATGGCCCCGTGCATATCAAGCACGGTGGAGTCCGTGACGTCGGGGGAAAGGCTCAACGCCTTCCTTCGATAGTCCGGCTGCGGCGGGTCCCCGGGCGACTTAAGAGTCCGCCAGAGGAAAGGGTGCTCCCAAGGGAGCAACCTATCAGGTTCAGCCTTCAAACGACGGAACGAGAACACTTGGTTCTCGAAGCGAGGTATATGGCAGCTGTCTGACGAGAGTGCAGCAGGTACCGACGGGTCTGGGACTTGGAGTCCCGAGCCCGTAGAGTACCGCGGTGGCACTAAATGGATACGCTCATTCTTTTCTTTGTGAAGAGCGGAGAGCCATTGCAGGAGATTTGGCATAGTGGGATCTTTGGAAAGATCGCTGTAGCGTTCACGCAGTCGGTTGACTACGTCATAGGCCCAGCTACACATGCCAGTCTCTGATGTACGAGCAGGCCGTTCCAGGTAAACTGGACGGCAGTTCCTGCCGAGGAGCGAATCTGCTCCACAGCTTTCACGGAATGGACCGTCGCGGAAAGATTTCTCAGCATTCAACTTCCAGTTGAGCTGATCCGCGATCCAAGAGATTTCATCCCAGCTTTGCGCAGGGACGATACAGTCGTCTCCAAAGACGGAGACGTACTCGTCGCACCCGGCCCGGGCACAACACTCTTGGCAAATAACCGTGAAGATTAAAGTCTCCAGTGGGAACGTGAAACCGTTCCCCATGGTCCCCATCATGGGCAATGAGTGAATCTCACCATTGTACATGGTATAGGGAGACCGAACGAGGTCCATCACATACAACCAGACAGGAGAATAAGCAAGCAACCGTGATACTAACATGTACCATATTCGGTCACTAGCCTCGCTCCAATCGAGCGTAGCGATTTCAGTCTCAGGATAGAGGCTCGCAATCCTAGCAAGGCGTTGGTGAACACCCGGCTGTGATGCAAGTTCGATCCCTAACAAGCGGAGCCGTTTTGTGATAACACGACCCAGAGATAGCTGAAAGGCTATGTTCAATGTCGGTTCCACAGACATACTCCGCAGGCGGTCAAACTTCTTCGGAACGAAGGACAGTTTGTTTCCGATGGTGTAGCTAAGTGGTCCTAGATAGTGACCACGAATTGCTTCACGGATACACGCAGCATAGGTTGTGTCCCATGCTATATATGATCCGAATAGCGTACACGCCCCGACCGTACCAGTTAGGTCCATTACCTTCCTGTCTAGGAAGGCCTCGGACTTTGGTATGGTAGTAGTCGAGTTAGGCCCATGGCCAAACTCTTCGAAGAGCTCGTTGTAGCTGAACTCCCCGAGCACTCGAGAAACACGAACAGCACACTTGTCAAGGAAAACAGACAAGGGCTCCCCGGGTTCGAGTGAGCTTAAGCGCCTATTCATGGCAGCACCTCGCTTGAGGTTGGCTTGGAATTTCTCCCATGCCTGTTCCTCAAGTAGAGGGGTGCTATCCAACTCGTCCGTATAGAAATATCGGTCGAGAAGGTGCGAAAGCTGATATTGGCGCGCGTCGCGCTCCAACGTTTCAGGAGTAGAAGCATACAACTGTGGCTCCCACGAAGCTAAAACGTGGCGAATGTTGCGCGAACCGGCCCCTGTGAAGGGGCGGCCTAGATCGGTCGTCAGTGCGCTTATTAGCGCATTGACTTGCTCGTCGGTGCGCTTGCGCACAGTACGGGCGGCTTGATCTTTGGTGATCATGGCGGTGTCTCCATTGTGGATTAATCGCAAGAAGGGACAAAAGGAACGGAGGGCCTTTAGGGCTAACCGAACAGCAAGTCGCGGATAAAACCGCGGAGCTCGCTATCACTCATCGCTGATATTGCATCATTGATGACTGTGTCTTTTGCCGCTTGGGACTGCTCGTGATGAAATGAAAATGTGCCATCAAAGCCAGTCTGATAGATTTTACCATCAGTAGCTGAGAATGGAACACTGAATCTCATCCGAGCGCGGCCAAGCTTCGCATAAGCCCCAGAAGATACCGGAGCGACTGGCATTGTTCGGCCGAGGCGTAATACGCGCCTGCTGAGAATGCCAGCGTCAATGCTAGGTACCATGGCCAAGTCCGTCGCCGATTGCGAATCAGCCACGAATGCGACACCACTCCCTCCTGAGATGGAGGGGGTACCGCCGAGGACGATGGTTGGTGTTGGTAAGGACATGTTTGTCTCCTATTCCTCTTCATTTACGTCTCCCAAACTTTTGATAAAGTAGGGCCGCAGACGAGAGTTTGTGGGTTAGTGCGCCAAAAGGATTTTCTTCTAGCACAGGTTTGGAGGGGAGATCCACTTTCGTGGACCGGCTCTTTGAGTAGGTGATGACACGGGAGTCACAAGAACCACCGAGACGTTGGTAACGACGTCGGTTAGGTGCGGTACCCGTGGTTGTATCGTAGGATTCCAGTGTGAGCTTATTATATCTCACATCGGACGTCGTGACACATAGCCAAGAGTCAACAACACGCCAGTCAGGGTGTTGGGACATCAAGGTGTGTGCCAAGATGTAGTCCCCTATATTGGCAAACCAATCAGCAACGAAACTATACGGGATTAACTCCCAAGCTAGTTCAAACGTTCGATTGTCGCCAAGACCCAGTTCAAGGGATAAACCCTTTGGAGCTGGGAGGGATACGACCACTCCTGCGCGCACGTCCACCTGCAGATCGCGCGTGACGTAGTAGACGTTCCGAGCACCACCATCTGGAGCCCCAAAGGGATTCCAGTATGTGGTTCTTGAGCCCTCCCATTGTGCGGAGAACGATCGGCTACCACGTCCTGTCCTGGACAAAGACTTCTCGGAAAAACGGCGATAGCCCTTCATCGTGTCTTGAATGGACATAATGAGGGGCTTAAAGCCATAGTTCCACTGAAGCCAGCCCGAGGACAGACCCGCTGCTACAAAACGGGGATTTAGGCCCTGTTTAAGGAGCCTTTGTGCATCACGGAAGGAGAGCTTGCGAATCTTTCGAAGCTTTCCCGCCTGAGCACCGAGGTCATGCAGCATGTCAACAGTCTGACCTAGCTCAGCAAGATCTACGCTGAGCGAGGCTGAACCGCTATAAGCATTCGCGTACGCCGCCGTCAAGGCAGCGTCAAAGATGGAAGGAGGCACCGTGAACCGACCCTGTGGAGGGGTCGGTGCGATGTTCCAGGCATCTAGGCAGTTTACGCAGGCTGACGACGTTTCAACAACGTAGTCGCTCAGCTGTGCGTCGCCGCGCGAATAGTAGTAATCGGTCACGGTATAGAGTGTATTCTCTTGCGTGACCTTAGTCTGGGTCATAGGATTAGAAACCCTACCCCCCCGACTAATTACTACATTATAGTTAGGAGTGACCACATCGGTCATTTCTTCCCACGACGACTGCACACCGAGCTCACCGCTCGTAGTGCTAGTCGATGGGGGATAGAGGAATGTTTGAGTCTTCGACCAGCGTAAACTCTCTGGAACGGCTATAGAATTACGCCGTCGCCTAAAGAAAGGTGCGCGGGTCTTGGTACTCTTATATTCTCTCATTTTAAAGGGACTCCGGTTTGACATTGTTCAGCCAGCCCCACATGGAGATAGTGCACGGATGCACCACCCCCCT